TTGAGCTGATCCAATATCAGCAAGAAGTGCGGATCGCTCTTTCTGCTGTCCTCGTCTAATCTGTACAGATCTCTCCACTCCTTGCGTGTTGTCGCTTCTTCCGATCGCTTGATCAACCTGCGCATCAAGCTGTTTAATTGCGTTTCTTGCTGACTCGACATTCTCTTTCTCTGTTTTTAATTTTTGGTCGATAATTTCTATTTTACTTGCTACATCACCAGTAGGAACTGCTTGGTCTAAGTGGGCTTTTGATAGGTAACCAAAAATTCCCATCGATGTTAATGACATAAGAATAATCAAGGCACATGTAAAATATGCTCTCATGATTATTGGTACATGTTTCCAAGTTCTATATAACCAAGAAGCAACGACAAGTTTAGCAAACTCCAATACACCACCCATAATCATAATAGGAATTACTGCTGCTGCGAAAATAGCAGTAAGACCAGCGATAGAGTAGTATGCTGAAACAACTGACAGGGCTACTGCTGTAAAATACAGCAATAAAGTCATTTGTTTAGTTTGATGTGTGATTTGTGTATTCGACACTGTATTTGTCCGTTGTACCATAATTCAGGATTCTCCAAAACTTCATTAACAAATTGTTCCTTCGCTTCAAGGTATGATGTAGTTCCCTTATTTTTACAAAAATGAAGAATCTCTCGCTTGAAGTTTCCTTCACCGAAAGTTTCAACATCTCTTTTAACTTCTTCTGAACTGGACCAGTAATTGCGCCAATCAGATTCTACCTTGGTTCGTTTCTTCTTACCGTTTATTATACGCTGTTTCGCGAACCAAAGCAACTTTTTACCAATATATTTCTTGCCTGTAGCAAGATTGGTGATTAGATATACAAAACCTGTCCAGTCTGCAATATCTTCACCTTTGTATTCTTCACCATTATACAGCCATGTCACTGGTCATCCTCATCGTAGTCGTCCTCTTCATATATATCTGCTGAGCAGACAGGACAATACACGATGTCTTCCAGTTGTTGTTCATCACCCTTCAGTATAATTTTGCCGAGTGCTCCACACTCTACACATTCGAAATGTTTTGTGGTCATGCTGCTTTACCCCACACATCTCCCCAATCTCCAGACAAAGCACCCTTTGCGTAATCAGTTACACGATTCTCAAAGAAGTTGCCATGGATTGGTGCATTGATCATTTCCTCTACCCATGGTAGTGGATTCCTTTTAACTTTAAAGATACCTTTCATGCCAAGACTGATCAGACGACGATCAGCGATATAACGAATATATTGTTTAACATCAGCTGCAGATAGTTCTCTCATCTCAGCATTAGCGAAGGACAAGTCAATAAACTTATCTTCCAACTCAACCATTTTCTCAGCGATTGTGTAGATTTTACCTTTTAATTCATCATTCCAGATTTCGTTGTTCTCTTTGATAAACTCTTTGAACAAACGAATCATTGATTCAGCGTGGATTGTTTCATCAGCAATTGACCAAGTAACAATCTGACCCATACCTTTCATTAACCCATGGCGTGGGAAATTAAGGAGCATAATGAATGAACTAAAAAGTTGCATGCCCTCAGTGAAAGCAGAAAAGACAGCAATATGAGTAGCAGTAGACTCAAGTGTACCATTTTTACTAGACAATTCCGTAACATAATCATGCTTATCTTTCATCTCCTGATATTCTAAGAATTGATTATATGTTGTTTCAGGTAAACCAAGTGTTTCAATTAAGTGAGAGTAAGCAGCAATATGTAATGCTTCACGAGCTGCGAAACCCATAAGCATCATGCGGATTTCAGGTTGTGGGAAATAAGGAAGATAATTATTAACATAACCACCAGCAACATCAATGTCTCCTTGAGTGAAGAATCTGAAGATGTTCGTGAGAAATTGTTTTTCTTCATTTGTTAGTTTCTTTTTCCAGTCTTTAACATCCTCAGCCATTGGAACTTCTGAGTGAAGCCAATGCGCTTGTTCATGTTTTAACCAAGCATCATATGCCCAAGGATAGTTAAAAGGTTTAAAATAGGTGCGTTGATCCGTTAATTTTGTTTTTTCTTTTTTTACCATATTTTCCTCTTATGACCAGACTCTAAAGTTTTCTAAAGAGCAAGGGTTCTTTTCATTATATTCGCGATAGAACAAACTGTTCGTATCTTTGTTTGGTCGCCAGTCTGTCATTTCGAATGCGATCGGTCCAAGATATGGATCGGCATGCTTTAGAACAAACTCATGATCAATTTCTTCTGGCTCTACATAACCACGATTAGGATTTTCGATTGCCCAAATCATTGCTCCGAGCATCGCTGCAATAACCTGAAGTGATGTAGCATTTTCTCCAGGGATCAATTTTCTTGCTTCCTCAATACTTAGTTGACTGCCATGCCAACAAGCAAAGTCATCACCAATTAACAGAACACCAAGTTCATCGATTCCAGAAATAATTTCATCTTTAATAACACGCTGTTTATATTGCATATCTAATTCACGACCACGAAGTTCATGAACAGAAGCAATCGCTGCATCACATGGTTGATATACATAGTGAACAGTTGGACGGAATGATTCATCTTTGGTTGTGAAGTATTCGCTGATTGTAACTGCCTCAGAGTGTTGAACTAGGAAACCATTAAACTGACCACCAAGTGGAACCCAAGACTTAACTAGAACAGCAAGTCCTGGCTCTTTGACGAAGGCAGTGTTACCTTGAACAGCACCATTCTCTGGATGAGCATCTTCATGTGTTCCCCATCCCATTTCTGCTGGAGCACGACCTTCTGCCCAGAATCCTTCAGGACTCCAAGTATTAACAAATTCATTCTTTTCTTTTGGTTCGTCAATAATCTGAGTATCTCTCTCAGCAATGTGAACAACTTTAACACCCAAAGATTTCATTAACTTTGCCCATCCTTCGCGATCGGCAGGTTTGTTTGCTTTCTTACCTTTCTTCTCGGCAAGTTTCAACAGTGCTCGTTTAGTAAGGTGAGTAACAAGTCCAGGATTTGCGCCATGAGTAACTGTTGCTGTAGGAGCATTAGGATACTTCTCAGCAACCTTACGCATTTGTCTATGAGCAGCAAACAGAGTACGATCCTTCATTCTAGGAATAGTTTCGTCTGGCTGATCAGCCCAACGCTCTAACGAAGTATTAATGTAGTTACAGTCATGTTGCCATGCCCACTCAAGAATTTCTTCAACACCAATGTTTAAACTTACATCAACAATGAAGCCATTGTCGCCTACATGTTCTGCCAATGTCTTGTCTAGATTGTTTCGAAGAATTTCCTTCTTAACATAGTTTACGCCATTACCTTTGTTGCGTTCTTTAAATACTTTCTCATTATCACCACGCTCTAACACTGTAATTTGTTTACCATTACCACAGATGTGTTTCATAATGGTAGGAAGAATCGCTTGACCCACAGAACCATAACCAATAATAAGAATCTTCTTGTCTGCTGGCCATACGACATCTTTCTTAGATGAAGCGTAGCCAATATATTGTTTAAATGGTGGTACTTTTGTTTTTCTTATCATTTTATCCTTTATCTTTCAAAATTGATGTTGAAAGCGAAACTAATTCTAGTATCATCTGTTTTATTTGGAGCAATTCCATGTTTTAACCATCCTGGAAATAATATCAATTTACCATTAGCAGGTTTATGTTCCCAAGGTTTATTAGAATTATCAAAACAAGGAGAACATTCACCAACTAAATTAGGTGTTTCAAATTGAATATTTCCGTCTTCCCCATTTGTTTTAATATAAAAAACTCCAGAAATGTCAGTCCAACCATGGCTATGGGTATGTCCATAATCTTCTTTTTCAAATTTTGTAAACCAAGACTCTTTAACTGTATATGGTTTAAAAGCAAATTTGAGATATTCGCAATATTGTTTTAAATGTTTATCTAAAATATTTTTAAATGTAACAAGTTTAAAATTATCAATTTCATTTGTAGAAAAATTATTCGAGATCATATGAGTATTTTCCCAATGAGTTGGCATAACCCATTGAACTTTTTCCAGAGCAGAGATCATCTCCTTCTCAAGTTCAACATTATAATTTGGGAATGCTACATAAATCGGTGTTGGAAATATGTTCTCAATAAAATGTAAATCATCATTAATAT